GCGTTTGAATCTCCGTTGCGTTGAACTGCTGGCATATTATCCTAGTATAAGTTTCTTTTCTGGTACTTTGATACCAGTTGTTGCTTCTAGATATTTCATTTTGACTGAGTCATCAGTTTTGGATACCAAAGAAACGCTGTTAGTATTTAACCTGATTTCTTCTTTGGGATCTGCGGTAAACAAACTGGGCACAAGACCCATGCCTTGAGGACCTGGAGCAATACTTACCGGCTCCTCTAGAGTGATCCAATCACCCCCAGATTGTTTGACTTTGGCTACCATTTCTTCGCCTGAGTTCATTTTGAATGTGTATACTTGATTGGGTTCGAGTGCTATTTGCATTATGCTAGTTTCTTTCTGAGTTCAGTAAATCCGCCCACAAGCTCTTGGTCCAAGAAGATTTGTGGCAGTGTTCGGGCTGTTGGTACAGCTTCTAATAGTTGTTCTCGGGTCCAGTCCTGGCTTACATTGCGTTCTTCATATTCAATGCCGCGGCTCTCTAATAGACTCTTGGCTTGTACGCAGTAGGGACATTGGTCTTTCGACCATACAATTGCTTTCATTTTATTTTCCATGTTGTGGTGTGTGATAAGTTTTTGCAAAGATATCAGTCTTGACAACGCCGTAGTCGCCAGGACCATGTTTGACAATGTAGTCTTTGCCTTTGGTGTATTCTAGATTACCCCATGACGCTCGCACAACACCGTCATGGTCAGCAAGTCGAGCTACCTTCATGATCTTCTTGGGTGTAGCGGTGCCATCCTGATTATCATCGTAATATGCTGAGAACTTGATAGGACTCACAGGATATTTCTCACCCTTGGGGCCTGTAATAATTTTGTGTCCCACTGTATAGGCAACAGGGCCTTCAAGGGTTTCTATAGTTCCGTTGTCAGTGGCTGTTTCGTAACTGATAGGGGTAGGGTGCTTGTAGGTTTCAAACCCGCCTTGGGTAAACCATTCGTCGTTGATCATAGGTCTGGTAACTCCTCGTAGTCAAGTTGATCGCTCATCACCCCAATTACATAATTGGTTGATTCATTTTCTTGTAATGCAGTTTGTTTCTTGCTGGTGTCCACGTGCTTGTTGAACCATGGGATTGGTGTGCTACGTGGTGCAGGCTCAAGATACTTGATGCCAATTTCTTTAAGAGCGGCAGCAGCAGTGTAATCCACAAAGTCTCGTAGGATGTTGGCGTTGAGACCAATCACCGGACCGTGCTTGAACAAGTAGTTGGCCCAGTCTTTTTCTTCACGAATAACATCCAGATACAGTCGGTACACTTCAGCTTCGCAGCGAGCTTTAGCAGCAGCAAAACGTGGATCTTCTTTGACCACTTGATTGATGATCCAACCTGTCCAGTCCTTGTGTCCAATCTCGTCTTGCAGAATCAATTGGATAATGTTGCCATTGCCGATAAAGATACGATTCTCTACCATGGCCAAACTTGTAGCAAAGCTAACCATGAAGCGGAAGGCTTCTAGTGCATAGCTGGCATTGAGTGCAAGCCAAATAGCGTCAATGTGTTCGTCTTCAGTAACAGATTGTCCAATTTCCTTGCGACAATTGATCACATGTAACTTGTCATAATAATTGCCCACTGAGCTGGCCATGTCCACTATCTCTTGTGTGTCGTGGATTGTGTTAAACACATCCTTGGGCACGTTGTAGATGTTGCGAATGATGTGACTGTAGCTACGGCTGTGAATGTTGGTTTCAAAAAAGCTCCAGTTGTACATTAGCGCTTCTAGTTCAGGGATTGAACACACCGGTGTGAAGATCTGGCTTGGGCCACGGCCTTGTAAACTATCCAGGGCTGTTTGCCGTAGAAGGTTTGATGTAAAGATATGCTTGACAGTATCGCTGGATTCTTTGAAGTCATTGGCATCTTTGCTTAGACTAATCTCTTCTGGCACCCAAAAGAAACCACGAGCTTCTTGCTCGTACTTGGCCAGTTTGTTGTATTTGACTTCTTCAAATCGCTGAATAGTTACAGGACCTGCAGGGTCCAGAAACATCTTGCGATGCAGGTAATCTGTTTTGGTTGATAAGTTGTATTGTGCTTGACTCATATTAAATTCCTTGTGAATATGTAATTAGCCCAGTTTTTACACTGTGCTCAACAACTAAATTTGTTTGTGGAGTTGATAGTATTATAGGGTTTTCTCCTGGTCCCCAATGTCCAGTATCTAGGTACAATCGATCATTGTCTTGGGACATTCCCATTCGTGGAACCAGCAGTACAGTTTTATCACGCCATTGGTCAGTTTGCACATTAAACACAAATGATTCTTTATTCTCATCCCACTGTGTTGCAGAATAACTAGCAACAACCGAGCCAGCTTGGATTGCTCGTAAATAAGGAATCCATCCCCAGTCAGTTTCTTGTTGTCGTTCAAAGGTAACAATGCCGGAGTTCAATGGCAAGCTACCAGTTCCTGCTTTTCCTGCCAATGAATTGACAACTGACACAAATTCAAAATCTAAGTCAACCCCGGGGTTAAAACAACTTTGACTTTGACCTGCCCTGCAAAGACCACGGGCAAAACTTTCAGGAATCTCCACTGCCCACATTTCTAAAAAATAAGTTCCTGGCAAGAACACTGTTTCCCGACCACGTGGTAAACTGTTCCACAATCCTTCCCACCATAAGTTACCATTTACCGTCTCTGTAAATGTAACTGATCTAGGTTTGTAGTTGTGGTCATATCGTTCGTTGATTAATTCAATGCGGTCTTGTAACTTCAATTGCCTTATAATTTCGCAACCCAGTTGATATCGGTCAGTGTCACTTTCGAATGCTTGAACATGTTGAGCACCGTGCTTCAAAGCCAGCATGGTCAACAGCCCTGTGCCGAACCCAATGTCAGTGCAGCGTTGATCGGCAACATAACGAGAAAGAATTCTGTCGTAGAATTGGTTGCGCATGAAGTCATTGATCATGCCAAGATTAACACCGTCATGATTGTGCCAATCAATTCTGTTTAAGAAATCCATTACCAATGCCTTATTGTGTTTGCTATGATGAACCCACAGGTCACTACATGTATTATAACCCAAAAGGTCTTGAAGAACAAGGCGATTCGAGCTTCTCGAAGAGTCAAGATAGGCACATCTGGACGATCGTTGTCTGTGTGCCCCATTAAATGACCTGTGGCCCGGGCCCAGATCTTTTCTACGCTGTTCATTTACATTTTATCCATTCTTCATCTTGAGTAGGAATCCATCCATGCCTAAAGTATTTTACCATATTCATAAACGGGCCTACTTCTTTACCGTCATCTTTCCAGTTATAATTCTTATTCATACTCAATCCATATAACTTACAATATGATGGTTTATTATTATCAATCCATATATTGTAAATTTCATCTGCCCTAGACCAGATACCTTTAGTAACTACTGTTGCTCTTGGATGATTCCAAGGTTTAACTCCAGCGTTTGGATTTTTATCACCGCGCTTTGAGTCAGACATAGATTTCAATCCGGCTTCTGTAAACAATGATGTGTTAAAAGGTTTTCCAAATTTCCAATGTGCTTTGCCTTTTGGCTGATGTTTTCCAGGATTATTAGGTCCACGCATATACTCAGAATATTGTCTCTTTAACCAACCGTATGCCTTATTGTTTCTTTTTACATTATTATTTGATGCTACCATAAACATAGCGGCTTTGACAAGTCGTATATTATTAGGATGTATTTTAACTAACAGAAGATGACACAAATAATGTTCTTCTGGTGTCAGTGATACTAGGTTAGGTGCGTCATCTGTTCCTCCGAGACATCTCGGAACAATATGATGCTTTTCACTATATCCTTCTAATATTCTATTTTGTCCTCTCCTTACTAATGTATTGTATATTTTTTGATAATCCATACAAGTCTCCTATAAGTTTATTTATTACAACTTACAGAAAAACTTATAATTTACAACTCAAAGTTTGCAAGCGATACAATCTTCAACATCATCAAAATCAATTTCTTCTAATGGTGCAGCCTCATCTTCTGCTTTCATTTTACTACCTTGTTTGTTGATCAAACTATAGTAGAAAGTTTTGATTCCCCAATGATGCGCCAACATAAGATTCTTGGCAATCAATGTTGTTGGAACTTTACGCTCTGGGAAGTGTGCTGGATTGTAAAATGTATTGGTAGAGATTGACTGGTCTACATAAACCTGTAGCACAGCCGCAGTTTTCAAATAACCATCACAGTCTTGTTGTGCCCACATCTGTTGATACTTGTTTTTCAGCTTGTGATACTCTGGCACAACCTGGGTGAGTGAACCTGCCTTGGATTCTTTCACTGTGATCAAGCTCATGGGCATTTCAATGCCATTGGTTGAGTTGATAACAACACTGCTGGACTCAACAGGAGCAATGGCCATCAGTGTAGCATTGCGAACACCATAGGATCGCATTTCTGCCCGCAGGCCTTCCCAGTTCAACTCAGGTGAAAAATCTGTGAGTTCGTTGGCCCCGGCTGCTCTTCGCTCCCACGGAAAGATACCCTGACCATACCTGGTTCGGTCCGAATCTTTGCAACGACCACGTTCTTTAGCCAACTCCACACTAGCTTCTGTAAGGTAATAGGCCTGGTGCTCCATCCATGTTTTAACCTCGGCCAGAGCATCTGCATCACCGTACTGGAAACTGCGCTTGGCATGCCAGTAAGCAAGGTTAGTAATGCCGATACCAAGCGGTTGGATTTCGTCGTTTGATAGTTTTGATTGGATCGACAGGAAGTCTTGGTAGTCAAGTATGTTACAGAGGCTCCTCTGCAGAATCCTACAAGCGCGACGCATGTCCTCTGGATTACGGAATGCTCCCCAGTTAATGGACCCAAGTGTACATAGCGCGATGCGGCCTTGATCATCGTCAAGTCGTTTAAAAGATTTTGTAGGTAAGAGGATTTCACAGCAAAGATTACTCTGGTAAATGGTATGATACTCAGGATCAAATGGCCCTTGATTCATCACATTGTCAATGAACACTAGATAGATACGTCCTGTATCAGTACGCTCTTTCAGTATGCCACTCTTGAATACTTCTTCAGCACTCATTGTCTTTTTGCGAAGTCCTGCTTGCTTTTCGTACTTGACATACAGTTCTTCAAAGCGAGCTGTGTTTTGATAAAATGCCTCATACAAGTCAGGCACTTCGTTTGGATCAAAGAAGGTTATGTTTTCTTTGTTTTTAAATCGTCTCCAGAAGAAAGCACTAAGCACAACCCCATAATCCATATGACGGACTCGGGTTTCTTCTGTTCCTTGGTTGTTCTTAAGTACAATAAGATCATCAAACT